CTTGCAGTGCAGCTTCGATTTCAGCAACCTTTTCGTCGCCGCCGAGCGCTTCCTTGACCCAGCCGATCACTACGTCCTCAGTGAGGTCAGCAAAAGGGATCAGGTTGTCGGGGCGCTCAAACCCGACGCTGCCATAGGCGCCGCTGGAATAGGTGCCGTCGTTGGCATCCACGGTGTAGTGAGCGGTGAATACGTAACCGTCGGCGGTCTCGCGCTCCAGTTGAGCGATCTTCCAGGTAAAAGTGGTGGTCATGAGTGAAGTGGCAATGGTTCAGGTTATTGGTTGTGCAACCTGCTGAGTAGGCCGGTTGCCCGCCCAGTGAAGGGGACTACTAGGCTTTGAGAGCTGCTACTTCAGCTTCAAGGGTTTCGATGCGCTCCATTGCTTCCTGCAGCGCCTTGACTGCCTTCATGTAGAGGATGCTGGCCTTGAAGCTCAACACCTCATCGCCTTCAGAAACCAAACCACCAGAAGCAGCCTCGTCTTCCTTCTTTGCAATTCGCGTATCTACCAAGCCAGGACACACAGCCTGAAGCTCTTGGGCGATAGGACCAAGGAGCATCGGACCTGTAGGGTCAGACTTCCAGTGGTAGTTAGTGATGCGGATGTTCTTGAGGTCGTCCCACTGGGAGTTGGCATCAACAATGTCTTGCTTGAAGCGCTCGTCAGATGTCAGCTGGCCGTAGCTGTTGTTGGTGTTGGCTACGTTGCCGTTGGTATAAATAACAATTGCGTCTGTGCCGCTATTCCAGTCTGTAGCAGAATGTCTTCCTTGGAACAAGGTATAAGTTGTTCCTGCACTAGCAGTCGCCAACGCCCAGTAGCCATCTTCGTTTGAAAACAGGCGTGTATTTCCATTTGATCTAATCCTCATCCGCTCCGTCGGAGAAGACGCACCATCGCTCGTGGTGGAGAACACTAGGCGGCCTGGCATGTCATTAGCGCCAGGGGTGCCGTCTACTTGGGCAGAAATACTGGCAGCCTGAGACAGCATATCAACGCCATCAGCTCCAACCCAAACAAGCTGTCCAAGAGTGTCTCCGCTGCTGACAATCGTGTACCCGTTGACAGAAGCTGACCTAGATTTGCCTAGCTGCAACGTAGGTCCAAACGCATTGTTGCCAAAGCGTAAATTGCTAATCGCTACGCCAGACGTAGACGAACATTCAATCTGGCTGCCGTATGGAACATTGGCGGCACTAGAAGTCCCCACCAACAGCCTGCCAGCATTGTCAATACGCAATCTTTCACTGCCACCTCCGAACCAACGCAAATAACCGGCTGAGTCGTCATACTGCAAAAAACTGTTAGCAGTGCTTGTTGTGCCTAAGTAAATAGTGCAAGAACCAGACGGTTGAGACAAGAACTGAGAGACGACATTTCCAGCGTTATTGATGACATGAAGCTGCCCCGTGCCCGCAGGTGTTGCGCCAATCCCAACCCTTCCACTCGCATCAACAAACAACCGCCCAGTGCCATTAGTGCTCAGGGCTAGTTGGTCTGCGCCGGGGCTGTAGATGCCGGTGTTGGTGTCGCCAGTGAAGAACAGAGACGGGCTGCCTTGTAATCCAAGATTCAGCTCGACTTCACCACCGCTGCCGATGCGCACATATACAGATCCTGTCCAGCGGTATGTGTAGCCCGTGTCCTTGGCGACGTAGATCTTGCCGGTCTCGCCTGTGCCAGGGAAGCTTGCAAGGTCGTCATACTCGACGACATCATCCACATAGCTGGGCAGATAGTCCGAAGGGATCTTGCCGGACCCATCGAGCGGGATGCTTTTATCAAGGCCAAGAGAAGCCAGCGGGTTGTAGCTATAGGTCATTGCTCTCAGCTCCAGTAGATGGTGTCAATGTTGGTCGTCGTGCTCACGTAGGTGATGTTGAGCACACCAACAACACCGCCACCAGATCCACCCTGCTTGTAGGTGATGGTGGTCAGACGGTTGCTACCGTCGTAGTCAAGATCAGCGAAGTCAGCAGTGGCCGGGGCTGAAAAGCCACCGATGCGAGGCAGACTCATAGCACGCCAGCGGTTTCACTGATGTTAGCTAGAGCCGCTAGGTAGCAATTACGCCGGTCGTGCGCAAGGCGGCTAGAGCCGCTTCCAGCTTGGCTTCCAGCTCCACGCAGTATTCGAGCAGCTCAGCGTTGGTGGGAGATGCTGCATCAGCAATGGTCACCGATCCATCAGCTGTGGGCAGCGTGCCGGTGGTGGCCGTGGTGGTGATGTCTGTGATGGCCGCGTCGGAGTCGATCGCCAGCGTGATGGTGCCGCTGCCGTTGGTGACGCTGATGCCAGTGCCGGCGGTGAGCGTGGCCTTGGCCAGCGTGCTGCCGGTGGTATTGCCGATCAGCAGCTGGCCGTCGGTGTAGGTGGTCTGGCCGGTGCCGCCATAGGCCACGGCGATGGTGTCACCAGTCCAGGTGCCGTCGATCGGCAGATACGTCAGACCGCTCCAGTTGGTCGTGCCATCACCGATCTTCAGCTTGTCAGTGTCAGACTCGTGGCCGAGCTCACCGGCCAGCAGGATCGGGTTGGCTGATGTCCAGTTGGCAGCTGTGTCACTACGCTGCGCCATCTGAACGCGGATTGTGGTCGCAGTCATGATTCAGCGCCTCCAGCCCTCAGGATAAGAGTGGCTGCTTCTGCAGGATCTGCGTCGTCGCCGTTAAGGATGAAGGGTGCGGTGCCGGTCATCGCATAGGAAGTGAAGGCCTCCTCAGCACCGAGGGTGGCTGGTTCACCGATCAGGTTGTAGAGCAGGAAGTTGCCGATCAGCGCCACAAGCTCCACCGTGATGTCGGTGTAGACGCCGCGTTGTGTTTCCTCTGGTTTGGCGTCGTAGCGGTAGAGCGCATCAGCCGGAATGACATCAGTGCTGCCCCAGATGGCGGTGGGCAGCGTAAAAGTGGAGTGACCGCCTTGCTGATCAATGTAATGATTGCGGATCAGCGTAGCCTCTGATTCCGTGAGATCGGTGTAAGTGAGGATCAGCCTGTAGTTGCCCTGCCTGAGGCTGTGCCTGAATAGCACCGGAGCACCGATCAGCGTCTCTTCTGTGCTGACGTTGAGACCGCCGAGGTCGTACTGAAAGCTGGCCGGCAGCAGCTCAGGGTAGGCAGTCATACCAGATACGGCGGCAGCAGCTGTAGCTCCACCGTAGCGTTTGTGATGTCACAGGATTGATCAATCACTGGCGCGGAGAGGTATCGCCAAAGGTAGTTGGCTGGAAATGTGAGGTTGGTTGCGATCAGCGTGGTGCTAGTGAGATCGAATGGCTCAAAGGTGCCGTGCAGAGAGTAGTGGCTCACCAGGCTGAAGGTGTCAGCGCTGCTGAGCCTGGTGAAGGTCATGCGCAGGATGTGACCCACAGAAGCGTTGCTATGGCGCACGCTGGTTTCATAGCCATCGAGCACCGCGAACTCAGTGCTGGCACTAGTGCCAGGCGTGTAGACCCTGGTGGATGGCTGTAGGGCTGGGAAAGTGGCCATGATCAGCAGGGGGTCTTCCAAGAAACAGCACCTGGCCCACTCCACGACATCGTATAATTGATATTCATTTCTTTGAAGCCATGAGTTGTAGAAATAGCTGTCCTAGTAACTACCGAACCGCTTGTGAGTGTTAGTGTAAACTTCAACGCATTTGTCCCGCAACTGCCAGTGGTAGGCGTAAACTCAACTTTAGTTACGTTTAGGACTGTAATGGTCCCCGCGGGAGAGGACAGAGCCACGCTATCGGTGCAAGCCGCATTAACAAAGGATTCAAAGGTGCCGGCGCTAATTGCAAGCGTCCAGGTGCCTCCTGCAGTGTTGCCTTCTGGCGGCGCAGTGCCACTAATCGTGCCACCATCAACGGCAGCGGCGACACACCTAACCGTCGCCGTTGTGCCAAGCGTGCGCGGTTCACCGTAGCCGCTAGATGTGGATGAATCTTTGCAGCGACCGACAGCAACGATGTAATAGCTTGGATACTCACTAGGATCATCAACGCCGAGGGCATACTTGCCTGCAACTGCTTCGTCTTGGCAGTAAATGTTTAAGATGCCGCCGCTGTTATAGACAAGCTGCCAGCAAACTTGCCCTGCGCATCCGAGATCCGCTTCGTCAATTTCCAGCGTATCTCCTGTTTGCGGCGCGCCGTCCGGGCCTGTGGCGCCAGTGATGAATCCGATTCCTGGCTGATCAAGACTCTCTTCCAGTGGATCAGCAGGATTGTCCCAGCTGCCGATTGGTGACGGCCCGCCACTGGGCTCACCAGCAGGCTGCGACACAGCCGGGCCAATCGGTGAGTAGCCGCCACCAGCCCATGTGTCGTCAGTTGGCACATCCAATCCAATGTTGCCAGAAGCTCCAAGGGCGTTTGTCTCTGTGTCTAAGGGAGGATCAAAATCACCGCCAGCCGCTGGGCCTGTGCCGTCCACCAAGTCCTGATAGTCAATACCACCGCCACTTAAGGACGTGGTGTCAGACGATGAGTTGTCATCGCAGCTGTAATCACTGCGGCCGGCCGAGATACTCACATTTGGTGCTGTAGCTGCAGCCACTTCTAGCGCCACCAAGCTGCGGCCCTGATCGTCTATCGGCAGGTGCGTCAGATCAAACACGCACGCGCCGCTGGCGGTCTTCTCAATCCGCTCTACCTCATACAGGAAGTCGTGATAATCGAGCGCTGTGGTGGCCGTCTCACGGCGCAGGCGAACGCGCACGACATCGCCAAGCGTAAGAGTGCTGTTGTAGCCGCTGGGTCGCACCTTCAGCCTCAGCGTGTGCGTGATGTACTTCCGCCGCGCCAGACGGTACGCGCCGACCTTCACCGCGTGCGTTTCACTGGTGCAGAACTGGCTCAGGTCATATTGCTCAAACGGTCCTGCTGTTGCCTCACCGCTGAACCGCACCTCAGTGGTGCGCGGAAACCCGATGTCAGCATCAGGCTGCTGCCGCCACATCATCTGCAGGCAAACCGGCAGGCGATCCTCCATCGAGATGTACTGAATCTCAAAGCCATCCGGCAGCAGGTGATCCTCCGTGAAGGTGAACACCCAATCGATCGCTGTGGTTTTGATCGTGTGGTCAACGTTGACCGGCAGCCGCGGCCGGAAGCCGAACTTACCATCAGTCTCTGCCAGACGCAGCAAGAAGTCATTACCGATCTGCTCCAGCCATTCGTCTAGGTTGATGCTCTCCTTGAAGACGCCGTTATAGAGCAGGCCGTTGGTGTCGCAGAAGTTGGCCGCGGCCAGCATCTGAGTGTTGTCGATCAGCGTGCTGGGGATCCGGCCTGATTCGTTCATCAGGTAGATCGCCAGGTCAATCACGCTGTTGCTCGGGCCGAGCGTGCTGTCGATGATCCGGGTGACCTTCATGCCTTCGCGCACGAAGACATGCACCTGCTGGTTCCACCGCTGGCTGCCGTCCACGAAGGTGTTGACGTAGCTCAGGGTCGTCATGTCCTCATAACGCCCTGATGTGCCGCAGTAGTAGGGGCACGACCACGGCTGTTTGCCGGATACGGTGGTGACGAAATTGCCCGGAAACCAGGTGCCAGAGCGGCGGTCGTAGTTCTGGTCCCATGTGCCCTGACGGCATGGGCCGACAAAGACATCTTTGATCGGGATGGTCGGTAGGTCGCCTTCACTGAGCACTAGGTGCAAGCTCACCGTCAGTGCGTTGGTAGTCCCGTTGTTCTGATACCGGGCTTCTGTAGCGCCGGGGCTGACCATCACGCCGCCATTGCCACTGACGCGGCGGCAGAAGACGATCGGCACCGGATCACCGATCTTGTACGCCTGCTGTTGTGCTGTCAGATCATCTGCAGCCTGTGCAGCAGCCTCGATCAATACCGGATCAGCTAGGCCGCTCTGATACGGCAGCAGGGACAGCGGATCGGAGATGTTCAGGATCATATCCGCAGCGGTGCGCCGATCAGGTAGCTGGTGAACTTACGCGGCGGCACCTGTGCCCCCACTGGAGACAAGCTAGATCCGAGCTCGATGTCGAGTCGAGTGAAGGTGCCAGAGACGTTGACCACCTCTGCGGTGTAGGCCGCGATCAGGTTCTGGCCTGACTGCGGTGCGGTCTGATCCAGCCTGCTGTCGAACTCATAGATCTTGAGCTCGCAGAGCCGGCCATAGCTCAAAGCCAGATTCAAGGCCTCTACGACGCTATTGGTGGCCGGCACCGTGATCGAGACGGACTTGCCGCCACTGGCGCCGGATTCAACGATGCCGCTGGCGCTGAAGGGCATGTACTCCCAGCTGGCGCTGTCCAGCGTCACGGTCTGGTTGACGTAGTAGCCCTGCCAGCGCACGTAGGTGGTGCTGTCATCGAAAATCCGCAGGTATTGCGCCTGAGCCCTTCCCATCAGTAGGCCCCCTGATAGCGGCGGCCGCCGTAGCTGCGGCTATTGCGGAACACCTGTGAGCCGAAGTCCTGCAGGGCACGCTCTAGGTCGCCCACGGTGACGTAGCGCTGGCCGTCCTGCTGCAGCACCGGGCCGGTGGTGATCTGAACGGTGGTGTTGGCTGCACCGCCGCCGCCCATTGGGCCAACCACACCACCATCAGCGAAGGCAGGAATCACGGAGCGACCGCGCATCCCGCTGAGGTAGTTAGCCGCGGCCTTAGCCATCTTGCTCTCGGGGATGATGTACTCGCTCTGCCCGCCTTCGCCCACCATGGCGAGGGTTGGACCGTTGACGACACCACCAGCAGCGAAGGCCGGGACAGTCACCTGAGGGATGGTCGGAATATCTGGCAGGTTTGGGATGCTGTTATAGCCACGTATCAAGGCATTGATGTTGCCGGTTGCTTTGTTAACGCCATTGGCAACGAACTTAAGCAAGCCGCGGAAGATCGACTTAATCAGATCGACGGCTCCTCTGAAGGGCGCTGCGGCAGCTTTTGCCAAACCAGAGAATGCAGCGCGAAAACCTTTGATGATCACGTCGCCAGATTTAACGATCGGATCAACAAAGACGCGATAGACAAGCTTCGCAGCCTCCTCCATCCTCTTGCCGATGAAGCCCATGACTACAGCGACCTGATCACGGAAGACATAGAGCGCAGCGCCTGCAGCAACCGCAAGGGCGATCCAGCCGACAGGCCCGGTGAACACGCCAACCAAGATGGCGCCGAGGCCCTTAAGGGCGGCGATCAGCGGGCCGATGGCACCAGCCCATCCGGCGATGGTGGCGCCGATCTTTAAGGCTGCCAACCCTTTAAGAAGTCCAATCAATGGCGTGATAATCGGCGCAAGCAATGCCCAAGCAGCAGCAAGCGCAATCACAAATGCAGTGATCTGCTGAAGCGGCTCTGGCAACGCGCTGAACGCATTGACTACCTGCTCAAGAATCCCAACCAATTCCTCAAGCACGGGCAGCAATGCTTCAGTCAGACGCAGGCCAAGCTGCTGCACCTTCTCCTGCATATTCTCGAGCCTGTCATTGAAGGCCGCAGCGCGATCGGCAGACTCCTGCGTGAGTGCTGTGCTCATGTTGCGCACCGCATCGCCGCCGCTGTTCAGCAGTGGAATCAGCTGACTGCCAAGCCTGCTGCCAAAGATGTCGCTGGCCAGAGCGGCCTTTTCGGTGCCATCAGCTATCTGGGCGAAGCGATCAGCCACTTGCAGCATGATGTTGTCAGTGCTGAGCAGCTTGCCGCTTGCATCTGTCACGCTGATTCCGAGCTTGGCAAACGCATCAGCAGCAGGCCCGGTGCCCTGCGCAGCATCGGCTGAATTCTTGGCGAGGATCGTGAACGCCTTGCCCAATGCCTCGATGCTGGTATCGCTGAGCTCTGCAACCTTCCTGAACTTGTCCAGTGTTGGCGCTGCAATGCCTGTGCGCTGCGACAGCTTGGACATTGCATCTGCAGCGTCAAGATTGTCTTTGGCGAACTTGGCAACAGCTGCAACACCAAGAGCCGGTAGCAATGTACGCACTGCACCTAGTGCTCCCGCTGCTGCGCCTTTGAGCCGCCCCATTGCCGTGGCGCTGTTATTGGATGCACGGGTGACGCCATCTAGGCCTTTTGTCAGTCCCGTGATCTGCTGCTGTCCTGTGACTTGAGCCCGGATCGTCAGGGCGGTGGTCATATCCAGCGCCATGCCTAGTCCTTCCGGTCGTTCACCTTTTCAATCACTCTAGCCTCGATCACCTGCAGATCCTCCAGTAACTCACGGTCATCTTCAGCCCCATATAGCTGCATCACCCAACGCACGGCGCCATAGTCCAGGCCGATGATCCCCGACGCACCGCCACGCCATTGCGTCTGCACCTTCAGGAACAGGTCAACAGCAGGCCATGACTCAGGCCAGATCAGGCAGTTCTCATCGCGCTCAACAGCAGGCAACTCCAGCCCGAACGCTGCAGCATCAGCAGCGCTCTCATCAATCACGGCGCCACCTGCCCAGTGGTCGGCGGCGCTGATCAGTTTTTTCGCTTCAGCTCCACCAGCGAGGCAAAGTAGGCCTCGATCAGAGCACCGGCCAACATCGGCACATCCAACAGCTGCGCCTTCACGGCCTCGCTGTAGGGCACCTCATCACCATCACCATCAACGATGCCAGACCAGCCCACGAGGATCTCATCGGCAATGATCTGATCCGTGATGCCGTTGTCCAGCTCCTCACCGCTCTCAGCAGCCTTCACGCGCTGCTGCACCAGCTGCTGAATCTCATTGATGCGACTCTGCGGCAGCCGCTTGAACACCGCATCAAAGCTGGACTTCTCACGTTTGCCGCCATCGGCCGGAAGCTTGATGCTCACCGGCCAGCTGTAGCTCTGCGATTGGTTGAGTACGAACGCCACGCGATCAGGTGTAGACCAAACTCATCTCATCATCGCCTGCGTTGGTCGGCACGGCAATGAACGGCATGTTCAGCATCTGGATGCCATCCTGATCGCTGTAGGTCAGGTTGCCCAGGTCTGACTGCGCCGTGGTCATCGTGACGATGTTGCCGGCAGTCTGGCCATGCTGGAAGCTGATGCTGCCGGTGCTGCTGCCGGTGGCCACCGCAAAGAAGTCCTTTGCCGTGATGGTCGGCGCTTCGATCACCACAGTGCCGCTAGGGGCCCGGTTGGTGATCAGGATCTCCTTGGTGCAGCCCACCAGTTCGCGGTAGATCACGTCATTGGCCAGGCTGAAGTTGTAGCTCATCAGGCAGCCTGCATAGCTGAAGGCGCTGAAGTTGGTGGTGTTGCCCTCCTTAAACAGCACAGGGCTGGCCTGATTGCTGTAGGTCGGGGTTGGCTGCGTTTCGTCGGTCGGTGCGTTGTAAATGCCGGTCATCGTGAAGCTGATCACCGGGATCTGGCCGACTTCACCAGTGAGCTCGAACGTGCCACGGCAGCCGGTCACCTTATGGCGGATGCCGTCTTGGAAGTAGTAGATGGTGCAGCTCTCAAAGCCGCTGGACTCCGGCGCATAGGTAACGCTGGTGTCGGCCACCACGGTCTCGCTCAGTGCGCAGCTGCGCAGCACGGGGCCATAGGCCGGGGCCGTGCCTGCAGTGCCGGAACCGGCCAGCTCAACCTCGAAACTCACCTCAACGCGCGTCTGGCTGAGCAACTGATCAGCCTGGCCCAGGTACGGCCTCACCAGCTCGCGGTTGACCGTATCGGCCACCAGCGGCTGGATCTCGAGATTGCGCACCAAGATCGCATCACCGCCGCCTGGTGTCGGGTCAGTGCCGTAGGTGCTCTCGATCTTGGCTGCGATCAGGCGCCGGCGAGTTCGGACTGATGCCATGGGTGGCTACCACTGAAGTGTGCAATGGGCGCCATGGCCCTTCTAGCTGCATCGTAGCTAAACCGTCAGGCGGTCAAATCAGCCACCTGCGTGCGATAGCGCACGATGTAATCGCAAGAGATCACACCAGCAGGTTGATCAGCTTCAACGAGTTCAAAGTTGACCAGGCTGGGCTGCACGTCATAGGCAACACCGCCAAGCGTTAGGTCTGCCATCAGCTTGGCGTGCAGCGATTGAACGGTTGCATCAGCCTGTTGATCAGGCACGGTGCCGCGCACGATCACGGCAATGCGAACCGTGAGGCTCCAGTCCAGCGTGGGCAGGCTGGTGTTTTGCTGCGCCTGATCAGTGATCGGCTCAATCACGATGGCTGGGCTCTCCTGCCGGGCTAGCGGCTCCACTCTGCTGCGATAGATCCGGGTGCCCACGCCCGTGGTGCCGGTCAGGGCCGTGCGGATAGCGGCCAGCACCTGCTCGCGCTTGGTCGTCATGCCTTCACCTCAATCGCTGAGATGCGACCACGTTGGAACTGGATTGTGGTGGTGTCGTTGATGTTGGCCACATAAAGCGCAACCTCATCACCATCGGCCAGTTCAACCATCCAAAAGCAAAACAACTTGGCGATCTGCCCAGTTGAACCAGAGAAGGCACGGCACTCAGACTGATCAATGCCGGTGCCGTTCTTGGCCAGCTTGATGCCGAGCGTATGGTTGTTGCCGGCATAGGCGTCCATGCTGGCCTGCACCATGAACAGCTTGGTGGCGCCGCTGTCATTCTTCAGGCCGAAGGTATCGCTGGTGCCGAGCACCACCTGATAATCAGTGCTGCTGTCGAAGGTTGCCGTGAGCCCAGTGCTCTGATAAGTGCCGGCTTCGCTGATAGCGATTGTGCCGCTAGTGGTCTTGCTGGCTTGGCCACGAGCGAGCACGCCTTCGATGTAGTAGCTCAGGCTGCTCCATGCCAGCGTGCCATCACCCACCTTGTACTTGCGGGTATCAGTCTCGATACCCATCTCACCGGCCAACAGCACCGGATTCTCTGCTGTCCAGTTCGCTGCTGTATCGCGGCGCAGCCTCACCCGTGCTGTGCTGCTCATGCTGCCCCGCCGTCGATCACGTTGCCTTCAAGGTAGCTAGATCCTGCGCTGCCACCATCAATCTCAGGATCAAGCTGAGCGTTGCCCAAGTCGTCGATCACATCATCCACGTCACCGGCATCAATGGCGGTCGTGGTCTGCTGCAGCGCAGTGGCGACGCTGCGCATCAGGCCGATCTGGCAGAACTGGCCATCATCAATCAACCGGGTCTCACGCACGGTGTAGGGCACGCCGTTGACGTTGACTTCAGAGCCATACTGCAGATCGCCAAAATCAGCAGCCTTGGCCGTGAGTGTGTAGTCGGTGCTGAGCACCTGATCACCAGCGAGCACCTCCATCGGCATATCGAGGATGCCCAATGCAGAAACGGCGCCAGCTGTGACGCTGACGCCGAAATCAGCCAAGAACGCATCTAGGTTCTCGGTCAGTGCCATCAGCCGTACTTCTTCAGGCCGAAACCGAAGCAGGTCACAGCGGAGCTGGCGGTGCCAGTCTCAGCGGTGCAGCTGAGACGGATGTAACGCTTGAGGTCATTGCTGTTAAGCGTGATCACCTCTTTGGCAGCAGCGTTGCCGATGGCAGTGAAGCTGCCGCCGGTGGCTGCGGTAAAGGTGCTGTTATCAGCAGATTCCTCAATGCGGAAGGTCAGATCAGCACCGGCACCGGCAGCAGTGCCGGACAGGATGATCTGAACATCGCCTTCGTAGCCGGCCAGATCGACGCCGGTCTGATCGCCGGTGCCGGTGATGGTGGTGGTGGCCAGGAGGGTGAAGTGCTGGAGCTTGTCCAGCGTGAGCTCATGCAGTGCCATGGGACTTGGCGCGACGTTGACGTGGTTTGGGTTGGACAGGCTCAGGATCCTGCGTCACCACAACAGCTGGACGAGCTGCCGGGACTGGGGCCGCTTCTGCCTTGCCGCTGCCGATCAGCAGGCGAGCGTCACGGTCGCTTACTTCCACCACGTCACCAACCCGTGCAGGCTGGCCGGCGATGGAGGTCTGGCGCAGGATCAGGAGCCTCATGATCACAGGGTGTTGTTACCGCGGCAGAAGGACTCGGCGTGACGCACGGCCACGTCAACATCCTGCAGAGCAGTCACGCGAACGCTGCCGCTCTTGTCCAGGGCGTAAGGGTTGACCTGGATATCCAAGGCGCCCCACATGCCCATGATCATCTGGTTCCAGACGCCGAAGAACACATCGCCGCTGGCCACTTGATTGGACCGCACGACGTTGTAGCCGTTCACGGTGCCGCCGGGCTCAAGGATGAACTGAGCGGTACCGCTGGCCTTCTCGGTGGTCTTGAAGCCGCCGAAGATGGTCGAGTTGGTCACATAGGACATAGCGCCGATGTCGGCGTTGTCTGCAGCCACCTTGGTCTCCATGCTGACGATCTCCGCGTAAGTCGGATTCGTCGCGTTGAAGTCCTCGGTGTTGATGCCGGTGACGAACTTCAGGCCCTCAGGCTGGCTGCTGGAGCCGGTGCCATAGAGCGCAGCGCGATCGATCTCAAGAGCGATCACAGTGGCAAGCTCAGTGCGCACCATCTGCTCAACGTCGATCGAGCTTTGCAGCATCAAGCGACGGCTGAACTCGGTGTAAGCGCCGAGGGTCTTGGCCACCAGTGCAACCTGATCCACGCTGGGCTGCGATTCGGTGGGATCGCCACCTTCAGCCACCCAGTAGGCAGTGCCTGCGCCGGTCTGGCGGGGGATGGCCACAGGGCCCTGCAGGCCGGTCAGCATGGTGACGCCAAGGGTGTTCAGCGCCAGACGATTGCGCAGCAGCTCGATGAAGCTGCCGGGGCGTGCATCGGTGAAGACCAGATCACCAGCACCGGAGGCAGTGCCCACGGTGAGGTCACGCTGCAGCACGTCATTCGGGGCCAGGATGCCGCGGGGGGTGATGCCCATGCGCTGTGCAGTGGCTTCGCTCACCTCACGCTCGAACGCAGCGGCCTCGTGGGCAGCGCGATCACCAGGCATCATCTGCGCACGGATGGCACGCACGAAGCTGAAGGAGCGGGCCTCCTTATCGGTCAGGCCGATGTCAGCAGAACCGCCGGTAGCGATCGGCTGAGCGGAGCGTGCAGGAGCGGCAGGGGTAGCGGGCTGAGCAGCGGGACGCTTGGCAATCTCGGCAAGCACCGAGCGCATGGCGTCAGCTTCAGAAGCACCGGATTCGATCAGACCCTGGGCCAGATCGTCTGCCTTGTGCTCACGGCAGAGAGAAGTGATAGAGGCAACGCGGGTGCGCTCATCGGCCGCAGCCTGAGCCCGCACGGCCTCCATGTCGATGGTGGAGGGTTCCATTGGGGTTGGTGTTGACGGTGTACAGGGTGCGGCGGATGCCGCGGCAGCATCCGGGGGGCCGGAGCTGCTGGTGTGGCCGGCCTTGCGACCTTGGCCAACGGTGTGATCAGCAGGGATGCTGACAGCCGACACTTCCATCGGCGTGAACCGCGTCACCACCGCAAAACCATCACGGCTTGTGATGTCGAGCGGTTCATCGATGGAATACATGAACGACACATTACGAATGGTGCCGCTCTCCCAGTCCTGACGGCGCTTGTACTCTTCGCTGCCTTCGGTTCTGGTGTTCGGGCTCCAGCGGGTGCGCACGCGGCCGCGGCGATCGTCACCCATCCATGCACGCTCCACCACGCCGAGCACCACTTCAGGGTTGTGATTCCAGAGCCACGGTGCGGCGCCACTGTTGAGCCGCTCCATATTCATGGCATTAGGCGCGTGGCTAAGCACTTCCATGCCGAAGTAACGCTCAACCGGCTGCTCTGAGCTGAAGGTGAACTCAACGATGTCAGGATCGTCAGCTGCACGCGCAACTTCAGCCACCACTGCGGAGCGGTAGAGCGGCTGTTGGTTGAGCTCACGCAGTTCCACTTCCTGATCCTCTGATCTTGCCTTCATGTTATCGGTAGCCGGCTCAAAGATTATTGGCTCGAAATCGTGATCAGATAGCCAGGCCTTGGCTGCGTCTGCAGTGAAGCGTGCGGCATCAAAGCGTATGGCCTGGATCTCGGCCGGATCATTACCAGCAAAACCGTAGATGAAGTCGATGCCAGCACCACCGGCATCAGCCTCACGGGTAAAGCGATCAAAGCGGTCTGGATCTATCAGGCGTGCGGCATGTTCGTTTGGATAGGGGCGTGATTCAGTGCCGTAATTTGCTGCTGTTCGTTCTTGCGCAGCCTTAATCGATGCAGCCTTGGCATTGCTCCAGCGTTGGCCAGGATCACCACCCCAGGCTGCCCATGCCACGCGGCCGGCTGATGGGTAGCCATCTT